AAATCAGTTAGACGTTTGTCGGCAAATCGAGGTATTTGCTTTATGTATATAAAGGTGATGTAGCTCAGGCAGGTTAGAGCGCTGTGTGTGGTGGATGGTTGAGAGTTCGAGTCTCTCAAGAAATACTCTTAGCTTAACGGAAGAGCACCACAAGCAGAGGTCGGCGGTTCGAATCCGCCCATCGCTTCAATGTTTAATTAAAGAATATAGAGTTATGACAAGGTTTTTCCAGTTTGTAATAGTTGGGATAATATTAGGAGCGGTGCTTATGTTACTCGCTTCTATTGTTTCTTCGTGTTACTTTTTTATTACAACATTTACGTTGAGTGATTTTGAAGAAAGAACAGCTTCATTTGTTCTCGGTGCGGTAAGTGCTCTATTTACATACGGAATGTTCCGGATATTAATGAATGCCTTACAAGTATTTTCAGATAAGTTGGATGCAATAAAGAAGAGATATGAAAGCAATAATTGAAATGTAGGATACACTGTTTTCTATGGTCCTCAATTTTAATAACACATCCTAGATTGATAAGGATGCGTTTACCGTTTTCGGTAATCTCAATAAATTTGTTCATTTTCTTATTTTTTAAGTTGGTTCTACAAAAATAAGAAAATCCCCCGTTCCTTTTTTATTAGCGAATAATCTTGGAACGGGGGAAATTTATTAATCAATTAATATTAAGCGTATTATTATGAAGAATTACATAACTCTAATTGTGATGTTCATCATCGGTCTATTTGTTGGAAATAGAATATTTAATCATGTAAATGCGTGGATAGGTGTGGGTGTAATCTTGTTCACGATATTTTTTGTCACATATAAATTAATAAAAGCACTGAAAAATGAGAAGAAAGATTGATTGTCTGTTTTTGGCATTGATTGCCATTATTTTATTTGCATCGTGTGAAAGAGTTGCTCCTAATTATGCCGGTGTGCTCATGGAGAATTACGGTAAACAGGGGAAAGATGATTTTAAGGTAGTTTCGGGCAAAGTATCTACATGGGAATGGGGTACGGAGCTATTTCAAGTTCCTTTGTTTGACCAACGTGGAGAATTCGCAGAGCCAGTAACATTAAAGGCTGCTGACAATACGGAGTTTACAGCACGTCCGACTTATTCCTATAAGGTGATGAAGAATAGGGCTATTGATATTGTATTTGACAACAAGCATATTGATAAAGCCGATACTCCATCAGGAAAGGATGGCTTTATGCAATCGTTGGAAGATAATATCTTGGAACCTCGTATTTATGACCTTATTAAGGAGGAAAGCCGAAAACATAAGACTGATAGCCTGATGGCGGATGGTGGTTCGTTAGTTTTTGAAAAGAGACTGGAGCAAATAGTAGATAAAGAGTTTGATAAACGAGGATTACAATTACTTACTTTTTCTGCACAGTTGGAGTTTTCAAGAGCTGTTCGTGATAAGATTGATAGTCGCAATGAAGTAAATACCAATATATCTGTTCTCGATCAGAAAATTGAAGAGCAGAAGAAACAAAATGAATTGGAACGATTGAAAACGGAACAGGCTCTTATTACATCGAAAGGGTTGACTAAAGAAATCCTGTATAAGCAGTTTATTGATAAATGGGATGGAAAAACACCGCTCTATGGTATTGCTCCTGATTTTCTGAAAATAACTCAATAATGAAATTACCCAAGTTTATCCGTAAATACTTAATCCGAATGATTAAGATGCGAGTTGTTAAGAAAATACAACCCGATGGAGATTACCAAAAAGCAGTCTCTTTTGTAATTAACGCACCTTTGAAAGAGTGGCGCATCCGATTGTGGTGTGTCACCCATTTCAAAGATGAATGTGGGTCAGGCGATGAGTCTGATTGGGAACGGTTATTGGACTATCTTACTCATTGAGTAGCCACATTAATTAATCAACATATTTATGATTCAAGTAACAATTAAAAACGATAGGAATGAGAATTTGGAAGATGCCACATTCTCATTAAGTGTAGAGAATATGCCGATAAAATCAGCTAAAGTAGTAGCCGAAAAGCTTCCTGCTATGATACAGAAAGCTTTTCGGGATTATTCAGATTGTAAAGTCGGGTTTAATCGAGATAAAAAGAGAGATAATGAATGAATTTTTCTATGAGTGATTTGAGCTTGTTGCAATCATCATTGTAATAATGATCTAAAAAACCTGAATCAAATCGAGGTCGAGGTTCTGACATCATTTTTTTGTAAAATGGCATTTCTTGGTCAAAAGCATGTACAAGATTGATGAAATCATCTTGTACTTCTTTGAATTTGCATGAATATACATCATTTGTTCCTGGAGTACTATCTTTATAGCTTTTGGGCGCTATCTTGTTAGAATCAACCAATTCTTTAAATGTTGCTCGTATGCTTTCAAGGTTAGAAAGTATATCTTCTGCATGTTTTTTGTAAAATTCAGCTCTCATATTACTTAATTTTTGATTATACACCCCAAAGTTAAGTAAATCCTCCGAATAAAGCGTGATGCTGCCGATCGAATTGGTTCGGGGGAGCTTTTATTTTAAAATTAATCAGTATGGAAAAAGAAAAGAGTATTATGTGCATTCTCCGTGAAATGGAGATTGATGACAAAAAAGACTTTCCCATTTCCAAAAGGGCGTATCTTTTGAATCTGACTTCTTACAGGTTAAAGGAGAAGGAGCCTGATAAAAAATGGGGTATTAAGTCTGATAGGAACAGCGGTATTGTCACGGTCACGCGAGTTGAGTAAGTAATTAAAGCTTATGGAAACTATTAGAGGTGAAATGGCTGAAATATTGCTAGATAATATTCTCCGTCTGTTTTCTACAGAAACGTTTGGAAAAGATAAGTCTGCGTATTATGTGGGTGGGGAAAAGAAATTGATGAATCTTATAGAAACGGGTAAGATTGAAAGTGATAAGCCCACTAATGTCCAAAACGGCAAGTGGCATTGTAATGCTGCTCAAGTATTACTTCATTGCCGATGTGCGGGAAGGAAAGTTAAATCTAAAAAACGGAAGAAATGAAAAAGATTAAAGTGATACAGTATGCCATGATGTTCATTGCCTTATGGACAACACTGTATCTTGTAGATAGCATTGAAGTTAGCAAGAAAGAATTTATTGCTGCTTTTGTATTGGTGACTGTCGTATCAGTGAATTATATCTGTTTTCGATACTACGAAGATAGGAAACAAAATAAAGATAGCCTGTGAAGGTCTGCATTGCTTAATTTTAGTATTTGTCATGTTTATTTAGCCCGGTTCGCCGGGCATCTGCCGGGATAGCTCAGTTGGTTAGAGCGCATGTTTCTACATGAGGTCAGCGGTTCGAATCCGTTTCCCGGCTCAACTCAATCAGAGTTAAGTAACCCGTGAGGGGGAAAATTATGTTTGTATCAATAACAATTCAATCAATGTAGCCGGAAGCGTCTGGCTACGACCTGAAGGAATGGCGGAATTGGTAGACGCAAGTATGCAGATAGATTGAAGAAAGTCATACATAGGTAATCTGTCATCCCGGTTCGAGTCCGGGTTCCTTCACAGAGAATTTTTCTTTTTATGTTTAACTAATGTTGCCAGCGAAAAGGACGCTGTAGGGTTAAAGCCCCTGTTATTTGAGTTTTAATTGTTCTATACTATTCCGGTGTGCTTTGAACGGCTATCCGGAAGCAAGAAGCTCGTGAGAGTGCTATTTAATAGTTAATGTCGTGTTTTATTTTGTGTTTGTGTTCTAGGTGAATGGTTCGTGAGAATAGTTCACTTAAAACGGATGGCTGGTGTAATTGGCAGCATACGCAGATATGCGTGATGTGGGTTCGATCCCCACGCCATTCACCCTTCTGATCCTAATTAAATTATAGTAGTTCATGAGTTTTGTTTTGTGTTTGTGATTGGGGTGTATGGTCTGTGAAGATAGTGCACCTTTTTAATTAATCGGGCGGATATGTATATCGTTGGTTGAAACTGCGGTGATGTGCACCAATATTCCGTGAGACCGGTTCGACTCCGGTTCCGTCCACTAGCATTTACATTATGTATAAATCAGGGAGCCGTACACCCTTCAAGCGTAGCCGTTCCATAAGGTACATTGGATTATTCATTTTCTTATTTTTCTGCCTGTACAATACCGTACAGGCAGTTTTTAACTACCTGAAAATGGCGTTAAAATGGCGAAGTTTCTGTTTGCTAAACTTGTCAATAACGATTACCTTTACTGATGTAATAAACTAAAAGTCAAACCATTAATTCAGAATTATGAAAGAATTAGTAACCATTCAGCAAAAGCTGAAAGCCCCGAAAGGGCAATTTAATAAGTTCGGTAGTTACAAATACCGTAGTTGTGAGGATATTCTTGAGTCAGTGAAACCTATTCTGACTGAAACAAAGTGTTCGTTAACTCTCAGTGATGAGATGGTGCCAGTAGGCAATAGAATTTATGTAAAAGCAACTGCCACTTTAACCAACGAAAAAGGGGAAAAAGAAATAGTGACTGCTTTTGCGAGAGAAGAGGAAACAAAGAAGGGAATGGATGGCAGCCAAATTACCGGAGCCTCATCTTCTTATGCAAGAAAGTATGCTCTTAACGGTCTATTTTGCATTGATGATACAAAAGACAGTGATGCAACTAACACTCACGATAAAGAAGACGCACAACAGCCTGCAAAAACACCGGCTAGTATGAAGAATCCAGTTTATACTGGTGCCCAACTGAAAAAGGCTATTGCTGACATGCTTGCTGTCAAAAGCAGAGCTGAACTTGAAAAAGTATGGTATGCTAATCCGGCTATGCAAAATGATAAAGAGTTTGTAAATGCTTGTATGGAAATGGGCAAAATTTATCCTGCATCATGATAGAGTTGGTTAAATCGAGTGTGGTTTTCTCAGAAGAGAACCACACATATTTTCTTGGTGAAAAGCAACTGAAAGGTATTACCGGAATGATAAGCCGGCAACTATTTCCCAATAAGTATAGGGATATTCCAGAATACATATTGAAAAAAGCTGCTGAAAAAGGCAGTCGTATTCATGGACAATGCCAGTTTGCTGATGTTACAGGATTACCACCCGAGAGTATTGAAGCTATTAATTATATCAGGGAAAGAGTAAATGCCGGATATAAGGCTTTTGCCAATGAGTACACTGTTTCAGACAATGAATATTTTGCATCGAATATTGATTGTGTTTGGGAAAAGGACGAAAAAATCAGTCTTGGCGACATCAAGACTACTGCAAGCCTTGACCGTGAGTATTTGAGTTGGCAGCTATCAATCTATGCCTATTTGTTTGAACTTCAAAATCCACTAATTAAAGTTGATAAACTGTTTGGCATTTGGTTACGTGGAAATAAGTCGGAATTAGTCGAGATTGAGCGTAAGCCGGATGCAGAGGTTAAGAGATTACTGGAGTGTGAGATTAAAGGTGAACAGTTCTTACCTAATGCTCCTGTTCCAGCCGATGAGAAGCAGCTTATTCCTATGCAATTAGTAAATACTATTATTGATATAGAGGAACAGGCGAGTTATATCGCTGAAGTGCAGAAAGGTTATAAGGAACAGCTTAAAAGTGCCATGCGTGAGAACGGTGTTAAATCATGGGACGCCGGTCGGTTGCGTGTTAGCTATACTCCCTCTTCAACGGGTAAGAGTTTTGATGCAAAGAAGTTTCAGGAAGATCACCCGGAACTATATTCTCAATATTTAAAAACATCAACTAAAGCGGATAGTATTCGTGTAACTATAAGGGAGGAAGGAAAATGAGTGTTAATAAAGTAATTCTTATAGGGCGTGCCGGTAAAGACCCGGATGTGAGAACATTGGACGGTGGAGCGAAAGTAGCTTCTTTATCTTTTGCTACAACAGATAAGGCGTACACCTTACAAAATGGAACCCAGGTGCCGGAACGTACAGAATGGCATAATCTTATTTTTTGGAATAAGACTGCTGAAATAGTTGAGAAGTACGTCCATAAAGGAGATAAGTTGTATATAGAAGGTAAGTTACGCACTCGTAACTATGACGATAGCAAAGGAGTTAAACGTTACATAACTGAAGTCTTTGTTGATAGTATCGAGATGCTTACACCGAAAGTTCAACAACAGGCTGCTCCTGTACCACCACCGTTACCAACGCAACAGCCTACACAGAGACAGCAACAACAAGTACAGCAGCCTGCATATCAGCAACAGCCATATCAACAGGTATCACCGCCTGATGATTTACCATTCTAAATATGGCAGAAGCTATTCTAACAAAACAAAATGGGGTAGTCACAATGGATAAGTCGTTTGACTACCTCTGTTCCACGCTCAAGAATGGAACTTACACTGTAAGCATCAAGAGAAAGGTAGAACCACGTACCCTGTCGCAGAACGCGCTCATGTGGCTGTGGTTTGCCTGTATTGAGAGGGAGACAGGCACGGATAAGTTGGATGTACATGATTACTATTGCCGGAAGTTTCTTCCACGGCAAATATGTATGAATGGAAATATTGTTTCGGTTGTTGGAAGTACTTCTAAATTGAATACGATCCAAATGAAAACTTTCATGGATAAGGTTCAGGCTGATGCTGCCACCGAATTAGGAATCAATTTGCCATTGCCTGTTGACCAGTACTATAAAGATTTTATTAATGAATACCTGCATAGGTAAGTATTAACTCAAAGTTTAATTAAAATGGATTTGAATATTTCAAAAGCAAAATTGACCAAAAAGGGATGTCTTGAAGTGGTCTATGCAGACAAGGAAGGAAACGATATTGTTTTCAAGGGGATTAATCCTGTTCATCCGGATTTGAAGGATTCGCTAAACAAGCTCATACCCTACATTGTCGATATTACAGAACAGAAAGAATCCCAGTACATTAATTGGGAACGTCCAGAGTCATGTCTTGAAGATGAGTTCTTCAAAAAGTTCAATGTAACCGGCGTTAGCATTGGTGGTGATTCTTCTTTTGAGGTTTGTGTGTTGACAGGTAAGCGAACCCTTATGACGAGCAAAGTCCTTAATCTTTGTTCTCCTGGTATCGGTTTCGATCCGGACAATGAATCGTATGTGCATTGTGAGGAGTTTCGTGATGCGGTTTATAATTTCTTGTATGAAGCAGAGCTTTATGTTACAGAGAATAAATGTTCGGAGATTCAAAGGGAATTTGAATTTAAAGATGGTGAGGATCCGTTTGACAAGGTTGATGAAGCTGCTGATGCAATGAATGAAGATGGTGAAGATAACGGGATATGTTCAACAGTTGAACATCATGAATTAGTATTAGAACCTGCTTCATGAAACCAATTTATGTGACTAAGACGCCCAATCTGTACCGGATTCAGTTCGAGTATCACCCAAAGTTGGTCGAGGTCATAAAGATGATACCAAGTAAGCCACGCTATGACGGAACAGACCGGGCGTGGCTTGTTAGTATCAATGATACGCGTTATCCTATTGGACGTGATGCGAATTGGTATGTGAGAGCTTTTGCGCAATGGGCTGTTCAGATGCGTTATTGTTCTACTGTCAAGGAACGTGAGGTAACTGAAGATATTAATTATGATATTCCTCCGATGAAACCTTTTGTCGGTGAACACTATATGTTACTTCAACCTTACGAGTATCAACTTGAAGGAGTACAGTATGCAATAGAGCACAAACGCTGTTTTTTCGGTGACCAGCCCGGATTAGGTAAAACATTGCAAGCCATATGTGCAGTTGTTAAAGCACATAAGGAAGCGCCCATTTATGGTGAGTCTTTTCCAGTACTTGTAATTTGCCCTGCTGCGTTGAAAGTAAACTGGCAGCGTGAGTTTAAGAAGTTCGCAGGTATGAATTCGATTATCCTTGATGACAGAAACCGACAGTCCTGGCAATCATTTTATGAGTGTAAAAAGTCTGATGGCAACCCACTTTGTGAGGTGTTCATTACTAATTATGAATCGCTTAATAAATTTTTTGTAAAAGCTGTAAATAAGGAATCCAAGCTTACAATGAAAAGTATTGCTTTCGATCAGCGTGTCTCTCTGTTTAGGTCTGTTATCATTGACGAATCTCATAAATGCAAATCAAGTAAAACTCAACAGAGCAAATATGTTGAAGGTATCTGCAAAGGTAAACGTTATATATTCGCATTGACCGGTACTCCTGTTGTTAACAATAATACAGACTTGCTACAACAGCTAAAAATATTAGGTCGATTAGAGGACTTTGGAGGTTATAGCCGGTATGTTGAAAGATATTGTGATGGTCCCAAACAGGCATCCAACGTTAAAGAGCTGAATTGGCGACTATGGAATACTTGCTTCTTTCGTCGTGAGAAGTCAAAGGTGCTTACACAACTTCCGGACAAGACTCGTCAATACTTGACAGTTGATATCACTACCACCAAAGAGTATAAGGCTGCCGAGGCTGATATGGTAAAATACTTGAAGAAGTACAAGAACGCTTCGGATGAACAAGTGCAGAAATCAATGAATGGTGCCGTTATGGTGCAGATGCAGCTTTTAAAGCAGATATCTGCCAGAGGTAAAATCAAGGCTGTTTGTGAATTTGTCCATGATGTTATCGACGGTGGTGAGAAGCTGATACTTTTCGGTTACTTGAAAGAAGTTGTAGCAGAACTGAAAAAGGAATTTCCTAAAGCTGTTACTGTAACGGGTTCCGATAGTGTCAACCAAAAGCAATATGCCGTTGACTCTTTCCAAAATAATCCGGATTGTAAACTGATTATTCTGAATTTCAAATCGGGCGGTACCGGGCTTACTTTGACTGCTGCCAGTCGTGTTGCTTTTATAGAGTTCCCTTGGACTTTCAGTGATTGCGAACAGGCAGAAGATAGAGCACACCGTAACGGTCAAAAGAACAACGTTAACTGCTATTACTTCTTAGGTAAGGATACTATTGACAAGTATATGTATGATGTGATTCAAACAAAGAAGAACATTGCTAACGGTGTAACCGGAACGGATGACCAAGTAGAAGAGAATATGGTGAATCTTGCAATGGACTTGTTTAGGGATAAATTATGAAGCCATTTAGATTAGTTATAATTGGGCAGAGAACTCATATTCAGGAATACAAGAAAGAAATGTTGTTCGGTCCTGAATGGGAAACCATAATATCCTTTGTCGGTTGCAGGAACAGGTGTAAACAAATCGTTGACCTTCTAAATGAATGTGCTACGATTTCAAAAAACAAGCAGAAAAATGACTGAAGAAGATATTCGTAAATTGGAGGTGAAATATTCTGAAACCAAGATACAACACATTTGTGTAACTTGGTTCAGAGAAACGTTTCCCAATGTCGGCCCTCTACTCTTTGCTATACCAAACGGCGGCGTCAGGACAAAGAAAAGCGGTGCTATGCGTAAATATGAAGGTGCCATCGCTGGTGTTGCTGACTTGATTCTGCTTTTTCCTCGCGGTGGTAAGAGCAGTCTTTGCATAGAGATGAAAACTCCACATGTAAAAGGTAAACGTGCCGGAACGCAGTCTGATGAGCAAAAAGAATGGCAGGCATTAGTTGAGAAATATGGCAGTGTATATGTCGTTTGTCATGGGTTGATTGAGTTCATTAATAGCGTTTGCTATTATCTGAAAGCTGACCCTCAACCTTATATAAACAATGTCTTACGGAATTATTATAAATTGATATGACTTATATTGAACTTATCAATAGGTTTTGGGAACTTGACGAAAGCTGGCAATTTTCCTGCTGTGAAACGAGGCTTTATTTTTACTTGCTAAAAATTGCGAATCGTTTAGGCTGGGAGGATAACTGGACACGTAGTGATACAAAGGTGTCATCTGACGTGGGAGTGTCTGTAAAAGTATTCAAGTCCGCCCGAAATAGATTAGTTCAAGCAGGTCTTATTGAATGTAAACAAGGCAATGGAAGAGGCAATAAATCAACGTATTCTATAAAAGGTGTACAAAAAGGTATGCAAAATATACCACCTTTACGGCATCCTTTAGGGACACCTTTAGGGTACCCTTTAGGGACACCTTTTCAAGAAAGCTCCCCCATACCCCCTAAAGAAGAATATAAGACAGAGACAAAGAAAGAACCCCCTAAAGGGGGTAAGAAAGAAAGTAGCTCTGGCGAGCTTTTCCCACTCTCTAAACCGGAGAAACCTAAAAGAGTCGCAAAAGAATTTATAGCTCCTACGCTTGATGAGGTTATTCAACACTTCATCAAGCAAAATGCTCCGGAACGGTTAGATGACTGGCAAGAGCAAGCAGAAATATTCTTCAATCACTTTGACTCGATAGGGTGGAAGAATGCCAATGGAGTGAAAATAGAGCGGTGGGATTCCAAAGCAAACCTTTGGATACTGGATCGTATTCGTGAAAATCGAAAAAATGAATTAGACCATGACGGAAGAGGAAAAGAATTTATCAAGCAAACTTCAAAATTTGATGGAGAAGGAAGCCGGCAAGCGCAAGCTGACGCTCCAACAGATAGAGAATCTGATACAAAGGCACAAAGAAAGTATTCAGAACGTTTCTGAATATGACTTAACTGATACGCAAGAGTATTACAGTCATTGGAATTTAATTTCTAACCTTGGTACGGATTATACGGAACGGGAGTTTAGAAAATTTGATGTTGATGATAACAACTCTAAACTAATTCAGTTTCTTCTGTACTACTTCAACGGATGTCGGTATGCTCAAAATGTGTTTCCGGAAGAGAATTACAAGGTTCATAAGAATCTTTTGCTTGTTGGTGAACCTGGTACCGGAAAAACAATGTTGATGCAGATTTTTGCAGATTATTTGAAACTCACTTGTAACCCCAATGCTTTTGAAAACTTGTCTGTTACTCAAATGATGAATTATTATAAAATTCACGGGCATATTGACTTGTACACTTACAATGAGAATCAATCCAAAGGATTTAAACCAAATCCCTTTAATATCTGCTTGAATGATATCGGTCTGGAAACGGAAAATCAAAAATCGTATGGTACCAGTCTCGATTCAGTTATTGATGAATTTCTTTATGCCCGGTATGAGATTTTTCAGCAATATGGCAAGAAGTATCATATAACATCGAATCTTGGCATAGCCGAATTTAAGAAACGTTTTGGCCCAAGATTAGTGGATCGTTTTAAAACGTTTAATGTTCTCCCCCTGTGTGGCGAGAGTCGTAGAATATAGCTACTATGAAAGTTACAATTTACTGGGTTACTAAAGATTCGGATAAAATTGCTCGTATCAGAGAGCGTTTCGGTATTGGAACGTATCGAAGTGTGAACGGTGAAACGCCTGCTGAAATACGAGAAGAAGATATGGAACTTCTTCGGGAAACTGAAAGAAGAGGATTTATTCAAATACGTAATAAGCCCACATGAAAATGGCGTTAAAATGGCGAAGTTTCTGTTTGCATAACTTGTCATTTTACGATAACTTTACTGATGTAATGAATTAAAAGTCAAACCAATATAATTAAATTATGGAAGTACAAAACATTAGAATTGACCTTATTAGTCCTTCTCCTTTGAATCCGAGAAAGACTTTTGATGAAGCAGCTCTTGAAGAGCTCGCAAGCAACATTGAAAAGCAAGGCTTATTGCAGCCTATCACCGTCAGGGTAGCCAAATCCGAAGATTTTACTGACTTAGAGACTGGCGGTGTTACGACAATTCCCTGTTCGTATGAAATTGTTTGCGGTGAGCGTCGTTTTCGGGCTGTGTCACTTTTGAAAGCAAAGGAAGATGAAGCGAATGTTGCAAAAATCAAAGCCCATCGAAAAAAGTCGGAGAAATTTCAGACAATATCCTGCATTGTCAGAGAAATGACAGACGATGAGGCTTTTGAAGCGATGATTACCGAGAATCTTCAAAGAAAAGATGTTGATCCCATCGAAGAAGCTTTTGCCTTTGCGCAGTTGGCTGAGAAAGGACGGACTTTGGAAGATATTGCTCTTAAATTTGGAAAGTCTACTCGTTTTGTCTTTGACCGTATAAAGCTAAACGGTCTTATCCCGGAACTGAAAGAACGTGTAAGAAATGGAGACATACCATTATCCGGTGCTATGATTCTTTCAAAACTTGACGAAGAAACTCAAAAGGAGTTCAATGAGGAAGAAGATGAACAATGCACGACATCTATGATACGTGACTATGTTAGTAATTCCTTTTTAGAACTGGATAAAGCGGATTGGATTAAAGAAGACGCAGACAATTGGGAAAATGGCGAATTTAAGCAGTGCTCTCAATGTGAATCTAATACCTGTAATCATGGTTGTTTGTTCTATGAGATGAATAATAAGAATGCTCGCTGTATCAATGCTGCCTGTTTTTATAGAAAGCGGATTGCATATGTAATCCGAAAGATTCTGCTTGAGAGTGAGAATCTTGTTAAAGTAGGTGAACCTTTTTCATTCGGAAAAACTGTTATTGTAGCAAAAGCAGAATATTATTGGAGTGATGAAAGAAAAGCACAATATGAAAGTGCTTTAGAAGCCGTAAAGCAACTTGGATTTGAAGTAGTTAATCCAGATGAGGTGTTTAGGAGTTTATGTTATTATAGTGCTGATGATGAACGGACACTAAAAATGCTTGATGAAGGTGAAATTTATCGCTGTATCTCATTCTTTGGTAATTATAATCCAGAATTTAATGTAAAATTCTATTACACAAAGAAAGAACTGGTTTCTAGTACTGCCGCTGTTGCCGATCTAAAAGAGATAGAAAGGGAAAAAATAAACGCCCAATTAAAAAGAGCGAAGGATATAGTCAAGGAGAAGTCTGCTGAAGAAATGCGTAAGTGGGCGCAAGAGAAAACATATTATCAGAGAACAAAAGAATTCTCTGAAAATGAACAACTTGTTTTTGATGTGCTGGTTCTTAGCGGTTGTAGCAGTACTTATCTTGAAAAACTGAATTTGAAAAAATGGAATGGTGAGAGTGATTTTGTAAATTATGTCAAAAACAACCAAGCTGACCGACACCAATGGTATAGAGCCTTTATTGCTGAATGCTTATCATCGAATAATGTGAATTTCTACTCCTATTTGCAAAAGTGTCAGAAAATCCTTTTTGCAGAACAATATCCGGATGATTTCAAAGCGCTCTCTAAGAAACTTGCGGATTCATATGATAAGAAAGAAAAGAAGCTCAAAGAAAGACTGAAAGAGCTAAATAACGATAACACAGAGGAAGCCTAGTGGTTTCCTCTCTTTATTGACGCACTTATGAAAACGTGGACTGGCGAACAACTTGCTATACTTGACAGTGAGTACCCGACTGCTGATTTAAAAGAACTTGCTAGGCGTCTTGATAAAACACTTAGTGCTGTTAAAACAAAGGCCTTGATTCGAAAACTTAGGCGCTCTCCGAGAATCTCGTTTTGGAATAGTGAGAGACTTGATAAATTGAAAAAGTTGTATCCCAATCATACTAATGAGGAAATAGCACAGATATTAGGTACCACTTATTCTGCTGTAAATGGAGTTGCATTTAAATTACGGCTCTTTAAATCTAAAGAATTTAAATTTCAATGCGCTTCTAAAAGCTTCTTTCCCAAAGGCCACCAACCGATGAACAAGGGACGTAAGCAAACGGAATATATGTCAGAGGAACAATTAGCAAAAACGAAAGCTACCCGATTTAAGAAAGGACATGTCCCCAAAAATCATAAACCAGTCGGTTATGAACGCATAACTCGTGACGGTTACATTGAAGTGAAAACTGCCGAACCGAATGTCTTTGAACTTAAACATCGGCTTGTATGGATTGAGCATAATGGAGAAATCCCCCCTGGTTATAATATTCAGTTTAAAGATGGCAACAGGCAAAACGTTTCCATTGAGAACCTTTACATGATTAGTCGTTCTGAACAATTAAAAAAAGAGAATTCTTTGTATGCCCGATATCCGGAAGATGTTCAGTACCTAATCAAACTAAAAGGAGCTTTGAATAGACAAATTAATAAAGCAACAAAAAAGAATGAATCATGACTGATGGAGCAATAGATAGATTGAAAGAAATGGTTAATAAACCATTCCTTTATCAGAATGAAGAAGTTGTAATTCTCAATTACTGTGACGGTACCGGTGATGATGGTACCGAAGTTGAGATATACTTGAATAATGGCAAAGTATTGGTATTTAGTATGTTTGATTTGGCTTCCAAATTGAATCGTTTTCGGCCAATAACAAACACAGTTGTCGTGTTGGCTAATGAACGGTTGAATAAGGTGTCTACAGTGAACCCTACCATTTTACAAGATTTGAGAAATTTGGTTCTTCAACAAATAAAGGATGTGAAAGAAGATCCTAGTAAAGTGAGCCAAGCAAAACAAGTTTTCCAAGGGGTTAATACCGTAATCAATCTTGCTAAGACAGAATTAGAGTACAGGAAATATTTAGATACAACAGACCCCTCAAAATAAATAATTAGTATGCTGATAGATAAAGAATATGTTCATTGGTTTCGCATCAGAGACCAACCTAATAGAATCGTGTGAGATTATTCATAGTCTAACAATTTAACCCGATCGATATGATAACATTGAATAGGTTTGCCCAGAGATGCTTGAATATCATGAGGAAGCGCTTTAAGATGAATGAGCATAGCTCAAGAAAAGCGTTTAGCATAAGAATTGAAGCCGTTTGGAGAAAATTCGATATTGCTTCTAAATATAGGAGTGATAATCTTCCTAAATATTCGGAAGATGAAGAATTGGCAGCCGAGATGATAATTTACCTTGTTGCCTATTTAAAAAGATTTGGTTGTGAGGACATTGAACAGCTTATCAAAGATAAGATAGAGTTCGATGATAGAAAAAATGATTAGGTGTTGTTACTGACTGTTTGTGTTGTTGATTTTGTGTTGTTGATTTTAATATAGTTAGTTATGACAGAGATTATTCAAGTCTGCCTACTTGATTTTAATAAGGGGCAGCTCACGGGATTGCCGAAAAATCCACGTTTTTTTCGTGATTACCGCTTTGAAGCGATGAAGAAAAGCATTCAGGATTCGCCAGAGATGCTTGAGCTTCGAGAACTTATAGTTTTTCCCTACAATGATGGCAGATATATTGTTGTTTGTGGTAATTTACGTTTGCGAGCTTGCAAGGAGTTAGGTTATAAAGAACTGCCTTGTAAAATTCTGGCACCTGATACCCCCGTTAAGAAGTTGAGGGAATATGCCACTAAAGATAATGTCAATTTTGGTGAGAATGATTTGGACGTTATGGAAAACGAGTGGAATAAGGCGGAACTCCAAGATTGGGGCATCGAATTTGCCCCGGAGAAGAAAGAGGATGAATTTAAAGAGCGCTTCGATGCCATCACGGATGATACAGCCATTTATCCTCTCATTCCAAAGTATGACGAAAAACATGAGTTGTTTATCATCACCTCAAGTAATGAGGTAGATAGCAACTGGCTTCGTGAAAGGCTGGACATGCAGCACATGAAGTCGTACAAAACCGGGAAAATAAGTAAATCCAATGTAATTGATATAAAAGACGTTCGCCATGCCCTGCAAGATAGTAATACCAAGTCATAAACGCCATGACCGGGTGTTCGCTAAAAAGTTGGTGAACGATCCTATCATTTGCGTTGCTGAAAGTCAAGCTGACTTATATCAACAATTTAACCCGGAATGTGAAATTGTTACTCATCCTGACGACGTTATGGGCCTCATCCCGAAACGTAACTGGATGGCAAAGCATTTTGGAGAACTTTTCATGCTTGATGATGATGTCCATGCCTGCAAACCTATTTATGTGGAAAAAGGAGAACCTAGCCGGATAAAGGATAAAGATAAGATAACCAATATCATTCAGTCATTATTTGAGATGGCCAGTATGATGGATGTACATCTGTTTGGCTTCACCGCTCGGATATCGCCGGTAATGTATGATGAATCCGCTTTTCTTTCTCTTTCGAAAATGATAACCGGTTGCAGTTATGGAGTAATCTATAACAAAAACACTTGGTGGAATGAGGAAATACGTTTGAAGGAAGATTTTTGGATTTCTTGTTACATGAAGTACAAAGAACGTAAGGTTTTAACCGATTTGCGGTATAATTTTGAGCAAAAGAACACTTTTGTAAACGCTGGTGGGCTTGCTTCTATAAGGAATCAGGAAGAGGAACGTAAATCTATCCTCTTTATCAAAAAGAATTTTGGTGATAGTATTTTGCTAAAGAGTGCAACCACTAATGGGAAAGACAAAACAAAGCAGCTCGTTCAATATAATATATCATGCAAATTCAAATTCTAATAGTCTGTAAAAAAGGCGTTTAAATGGCGTCCATTCTGTTTGTCATATTCGCCTTTTTTAGCTAATTTTACAGATGTAATAAACTAAAAGTCAAACCATTAAATTAGAATTATGATTATAAGAACAGTTTGCGGATATGATTTCTTTGAGGTGAGTTCTGCAATGCAGAAAGCCATTAGGCGAGCCGACACCGGGGTAGCCGGCTTTTTTGCATTGGAACTTTGGGCGAGTGGGTACCGCGATTATGTGTGGAAGCGTCTGTTTACCATTAGTGCTGAAGATTGCTATGGAATCATTACTAAAGAGATAGAAGCATTGTGGCAGGGGCATGAGCTGGTAAACAAGACTGCTACTGAACCCAAAGGGAGGATATTTGTCAGTAAAGCTGTTATTCTCCTTTGTGAATGTAGAAAGAATCGTGATGCGGATCATTTGCAAAACTTCATCTATGATAGAAAGGATATTGATATAGAAAAGTGGATAAATGATGTCAGGCGTTACCCTATTCCTATTCCAGATTACACTTTCGATGTACATACACGAAAGGGTAAAAAACATGGGAGAACCAAAGAAGAATTCTTTCAGGAAGAATACAAGGCGTTACAACCTCGTGCTCCTGGTTTATTCGATGATTTGGTTCAACCCAGTCAACCAAAGTTATTTAATGATGAAACCACGGCTAAGTAGCTGTGGTTTCATCATTTTTCATATAAGTCAAACCAATTTAATTAAAAAAATGAACACGTATTACAAATTTGCGCCAAATGTATTTTTGGCAAAGTGTGATGAGAAGCACGAAAAAGGTGAAACTATTGAAGTTACCACCAAGTATGGAAAAGAAAATGAATGTATTGTTTTCAACCTCATTTACGAACGTGATGGATTCTATTACTACTCAATCGTACGGGCTGATGGCTTTAATGTGCAAGAGTGGGCCAAACAAAGAGCTGAACGTCGTCATGAATGGGCTACATCTGCTGTACAGAAAAGCTGTGAATATTACAACAAGTCCAATAAAGATAAGGATTTTCTTTCTCTAGGTGAGCCTATCAAAGTGGGACATCATAGCGAGAAGCGACACAGAAAAGCGATAGATGATGCGTGGAACAATATGGGGAAAAGCGTTGAGTTTAGCGATAAGGCTGCCGAACATGAAAGAGTTGCGAAGTATTGGGAAAAAAGGGCTAATACGATAAACTTGTCCATGCCGGAAAGTATAGATTTCTACGAACATAAGTTGGAACAAGCAAAAGAATATCACGAAGGATTGAAGTCCGGTAAGTACCGACGCGAGCATACATACGCTATGGCTTATGCCAATAAAGCAGTAAAAGAGGCTAAAAAAAATTATGACCTTGCAGTAAAGCTGTGGGGCGATGTTTAATAATTTGTAGTATCTCAAATAATTTACTATGAGAGAATTATCAAAAGAAACCTCATTACAAAGGGTAATGAGGGCTTCAGGTCGTGTACCTGTACAATGCTCATGCAGTGTTTGTAAACAACAATGTCATACGCCATGTTTAGGTACTCCTGATGATATTGAACGAATTATTGATGCAGGTTATGCCGACAGGTTAGCGCTGACGAACTGGGCTGCTGGTATATTCTTAGGGGTTATTAATATTGCTATTCCGATGATTCAGCCCGTTGCTGGTAAGGAGTATTGTGCTTTTTTCGAGAATGGACTGTGTATCTTACATGATAAGGGTTTGAAGCCCACTGAAGGACGTTTGTCTCATCACACAGTCAGGAAGGATAACTTCAATCCTGCTATGAGTATTGCTTGGAACGTTGCAAAAGAATGGCTGATGCCGGAGAATGAGGATGTACTTTCTCGTGTAGTAAATAAATTCTTGAATGCGAGGAAGCCATGAATGTGTGTCAATCAATACCTCGTAGAGATTGTAAAGTGTTTGCTAAATGTGGAGCAAAATCCTTATCACATTGCCGGCGGCACCGCGAAACTGATGAGAAGTGTAAAAGTTGTACTCTAATTCATCGTAAGCCGCGTAATCGGATTATAGATGATTCAGGACGTGAAATGAAAAGATGTACCCATTGCGGAAATTACTTCTACTTGAACCGGTTCTACAATCGTATAGTGGTGAGAAAAGGTAAGGAATATCATTTGTTGACTTCCTGGTGCCGTATGTGTATGTCACAGATTAATAATCAGAGGGCAAAGAAGAAAAAGTGACTTGTCTATTAAATTTTTTGTATGAAATATTATGCTTCAGTCAGCTTTGGAAAGGATTCCTTGGCAATGCTTTTCATGCTAATAGATAAAGGATATCAGTTGGATGAAGTCGTTTTCTATGATACAGGTATGGAATTTCAGGCAATCTATAACACTCGTGATGCTGTTCTTCCAATTCTTAAAAAACTTGGCATTAAATATACAGAACTGCATCCGGAGCAACCTTTTCTTTGGACAATGTTTGAAAGGCCGGTTAAGAAAAGAGGGACCAATATTATCCATAAAAAAGGATATAGTTGGTGTGGGGGAACATGCCGATGGGGAACGAGTGAAAAACTTCGTGCGTTGAAAGCTCACACAAAAGATGGAATTGATTATGTCGGTATTGCTGCCGATGAGATGCATCGCTTTGAAAAAGAAAATCGGGCTAATCGGGTTTTACCACTTCGTGACTGGGGGGTTACAGAAGCAGATGCACTCCAGTACTGTTATACAAAAGGCTTTGTTTGGTGTGAGGATGGAGTAAGGCTATATGAACTACTTGATCGTGTGAGTTGCTGGTGTTGTGGAAATAAGAATTTGAAGGAGTTGAAGAATATGTATTTGTACCTTCCATGGTATTGGAAAAAGCTGAAAGAACTTCAGTTAAATACCGATAGGCCCTATCGTCGTAATAGTGGAGAAACCATTTTTGATTTAGAGGAAAGATTTAGACGTGAATTGTTGAAGAAAAAAACTGATTAAAATGGCGTTAAAATGGCGAAGTTTCTGTTTGCTAAACTTGTCAATAACGATTACCTTTATAGACGTAAAGCATTAAAAGTCAATCAATATGAAGAGGAATGAAAAAATAGAAAAATTAGAAAGACTGGGTATTTTCAATCAATGGAAATATAATACAGAAAGAGCAAATGAGACATTTAATATTGAGTGTCCTGACTTCTCAATGACAAATGAAGAACGGATGAACAATTTGTTAGATGTTGATTGCTGTTTTCATCGGTTTCTAGCTATTTCATTCCCTTTTTATAATACTCCTGAAGGTGCTGTTTTTTGGGAGAATATTGCAAAAAAATAATCGAACTTAATTGAATTGAAATTATGAGTAAAAAAGATTTAATAGAGCAGAACATCACAAGAGTTCAAGAATATGTGAGGGAACTTATTGAAGATGCAAAGTGGAATAATGGTGTTTCGGAAACTCTTGAATCTACTTCAATAATTGTAGGTAATAGTGATGATATCTATGATTTTGCAATTTTATTTGCTTCTAATAGTGAATGTGTTTATTGTGAATTCATAAATGGTAAAATAGAGTACATTGATTGTGAACTAGATTGTGAAATATGCCAATTTGAAGGAAGACTAATTTTTCAATATATAAACGGAAGTTTTCATAATCCTACTGGTCAAATTATCGAACTATCAAAATTGCTGATGAGAGGCGAATTAAAAGACACAAAAAGTATCTTTTGTTCTATGGTACTTCGATTAATGGATACTGAAGAATACAGTAACAATTATTGCAAATCTTTGGATTTAGTTCTGAGGCTGTTTCCTGAAATAGATGGAGAATTATTAGAAAAGGAATTGGATAGATATATTTAAGCATTACAAGGATGAGTAAAATGAAATTAAATGAATTAAGAGACAAAGCATATAGAACTGCCTGCGGGCACGGGTTTCACGATCAGGAATTGAGTAATGAACATTTTCTTTGTCTTGTAATATCTGAACTTATGGAAGCTGTGGAAGCAGATAGAAGGGGAAAGCGTGCTAATGTTGATTGGTTCGAGAAGAAAATCTCAACCAGTCGTATTTGTCAAGGGTTAGACCCTGACATTCCCAAAGAGCGCGGTTACGAAGTCGCATATAACGAAACCATTAAAGGTTCAATCGAAGAAGAGTTAGCCGATGCTGTAATCCGCTTGCTTGACCTGGCAGGGCTTCGAGGAATAAGCCTTGAACTTGCCAACGGAGATATTGAGGACTGTATTGAAGATATGGCAGAAGCCTGTAAAGACGAAACTTTCACCGAATCAATCTATTCCATCTCTACACTTCCTGTTAGGTATGACGGAATATTTGATTTTCCTACAGCCGTGAATGATATGATACTATCAATCTTCGGGCTTGCCAAGCACTTAGAAATAAACCTGCTTTGGCACATCGAACAGAAAATGAAATATAATGAACTCCGTGAAAAAATGCATGGGAAAAAGTATTAACTCTCAAATCAGAAAAAATGGATGATAAACGAAAACAGATATTAGTAGATTATATATCATACTTGTATACAACAGGTAAAAGCTACGATTTTATAGGGAAATATATCAAGTATGTTAATGATTTCCTTGAAGATGCTATCTGTATAAACCGTCGCGGATATCTTGCATACAAGCAGAAAAATGTGGAAATAATGGTTCGCCATCCACTTATGTGTAATGCTATACTTGATTTGTTATCATTTTTAGGTATTGGCTATAAACGTAAAGAGAAAGTTGTAAAACCGTTAGAAAAGTTAAGTGCCATTTCTGAAAAAAATAAGGCCTTAATCAGTGAGTTTATAGTTCATCTGACAGATAGTAATGATTATTCTCCTCATACAGTTGACATCTATTATACTTCTCTAAAGAAGTATTTTGAGTACGCAAATGAAGTAAACATGGATAATTGTAAGAGGTTCGTAAAAATGCTTGAAGAGAACTCTTTTTCACCTCAAACAATTCGTCTACGAATTACTGCATTAGAGAAGTTCTCAAAATGGATAAAGAAACCTATCGAATTAAAGAGACCTAAAATGAAACGGAAATTAGATGTCTCTAATGTCCCTACAGAAGATGAGTATAACAGATTACTGGAATATCTTAAAACCAAATCAAATAAAGACTATTACTTTTTTATTAAGGTTTTAGGTACTACTGGTGCACGCCTTTCTGAATTTTTGCAATTTACCTGGGAGGATATAGTCGCCGGTGAAGTGACTTTGAAAGGTAAAGGAAATAAGTACAGGCGTTTTTTCTTTCAAAAACAGTTACAACGAGAGGTGAAGATTTATGTGGCGGAGAATAATAAGACTGGGTTGTTTGCGGTAGGTAGATATGGTCCAATTACTCAACGTGGGCTAGCACAGTCTATGAAGGTGTGGGGGAGCCATTGTGGCATTGATTCTAAAAAAATGCACCCGCATGCCTTCCGGCACTTCTTTGCTAAAATGTTCCTGAAGAAAACCAAAGATGTAATTCAATTAGCAGACCTTCTTGGTCATGGTAGTGTAGATACAACAAGAATTTATTTACAAAAAAGTTATGATGAACAACAAAGAGACTTTAATAAAAACGTTACGTGGTAGTGTAGCCCAGCTCAATGAATTGTCGGATATGACTGAAGGCATAGATGTTTATGACGCTGCCGGATATGTTGATACTGAATTTCTTATGGAAGCGCTTTCCTGTGTTAATACTTTTATGGATGCGAGTAATATGGTTATTACGAAAATATCCTCACTGTTAGCGCCGGACGCTCCGGTTGATGAAAGGAAGAAACAGGCTGACGAAGGTAAAAAATGGAATGTGGAAGAAATACTGAAGCATTGTACTCTTGAGGATAGTGTTCTTAAACTTCCGAAAGTACAATTCAATAAGAAATCCTATGCTGAAGCAAAGAAATGGATAGAAGAAGCTGGCGGCTCATGGCAGGGAGGTAAGATACAGGGATTCACATTTCCTTTTAATCCGGAACGTGTGTTCTCCATCTTGAAAGAAGGTAAGCGATGCGATTTGCAAAAAGATTTTCAGTTCTTTGAAACACCTGCTGATATTGCAGACTGGCTGATAATGCTTGCCGGTGGAATTCACGAAACAGATACCGTACTTGAACCAAGTGCCGGACGCGGTGCTCTGATAAAAGCGATTCATCGGTCGTGCCCGTCAGTAACAGTTGAATGCTATGAATTGATGCCGGAAAACAGGGAGTTCCTTCATACACTTGATAACGTAATATTGCTTGATGAAGATTTTACGAGAGACAGTGTAGGGCATTACACTAAGATTATTGCTAATCCTCCATTTTCCGGTAATCAGGATATTGACCATGTAAGACTTATGTATGAACGCTTGGAAGAAGGTGGAATTCTTGCAGCTATTACCAGTCAGCATTGGAAATTCGCGTCTGAAAAGAAATGTGTTGACTTCCGGGAATGGTTGGAAGAAGTTCATGGAGAAGTTTTTGAAATCGGAGCCGGTGAATTCAAGGAAAGTGGAACAACTGTTAGTACTATGGCAGTTGTAATAAAAAAGTAATTCAAAACAAGAACAGATATGAATTTTAAATCATTGGTAGCTCAATTAGCAAATCGCATCAATCAGCCGCATGTGATTGAAATATATATGCGTAAAGTTTTTGCATCTGGTGTTGAGTGGCAGAAAAAGCAATCTCCATGGATAAGAGTAGAAGAACGATTACCAGATGAAGAGCAGCGTGTTTTAGTCGGATTTTTATATTACTATAAATACGATGATAGAGAAGCTGAATCACGTAAGCATATAGATGTATTCACGTATGAAAATGGTATATGGACTACTGATAGTGATATATCATATTTAGGAAAAAGTGTCGAAAAGGATGATATTAAGGTTATATGTTGGATGCCTATTCTGTCTTTCGATGAAATATTGGAAGCCAACAGAGATGTACTAGAACGGATTAAAAAGAAAGGAGACTGATGATGACAGCAAAAGAATTAAGTAAGTTAATCACTACTGGCAGAAAACTGAAAAAGTTTATTAAAGAAACTCTCCCTAAAATCAGAGAAGAGTTTCAAAGCCATAGCAATAGTGGAATAGATAAGCATACAGATGGATTTGGCAGAAGGGAGAGTATTCAGAGTATGAATATAAGTAATCTTTGTTATTCTTCTTTTTCTGGCAGTTATGGAAGTGGAGACACATATTCGGATATAGCAAATATGGATACTGATTTGATGCAGGAATACTTTATCAAATATCTGAATAGGCATAAGGATGAAATAATGGAGGGAGTAGCAGATTTAATGATAAATGATGCAAAATCAGGTCAAGAAGATGCTATTAAGGAAATAGACGAGTATAAAAAATCACTGCTAAAACTATTGGAGGAATAAAGAATAGAAATGAAAGCAATAACAATAAAACAACCGTGGGCTTCTTTGATAGTCCACGGTATTAAAAACATTGAGAACCGTACTTGGTCGTGTCCTAAGAAATACTTAGGACAGAGGGTACTGATTCATTCAAGCGGTAAACCTTTGAATTACGATAATTTCTATGATTCAATACTTACCAATGAGCAGTTATTGGCATTACCGGAAAACAA